TTTCTTCTGGACTATCCCATGGTCTCAACTTTGTCACACCATCGTTGCGAGTAAATTTACATACGCCCATGTGTCCAAAGTGAGTGTCGCTTACTAAAAATACACTAGGCATAATTCACTCCTTTCTTTCTTTTTTAACTCGGCCAATTCGGCTGGCCTTATTCCAATCATAAGGAACGCCATCCGGGCACAAACCGTCTTTTATGCTATCAACACCAAATATACCTACCATTTCAAAGTCTGCGCCTTTGATAGTCACAAACATACCAACAGTTTTGGCAAATGCCATAGCATCATCCAGAGTAGGATAGCTGTTGAGTGGAAGACCGTTTTTACTTATTACTTTATACATGCCTTAATTATAGCATGATTTTACCAATTTGTCAACCGGCTATCCAAATTTCCTTAAAGCCTTCTTCTAGAGTTGGATTTTCCCAGCTGGCAATCATGCTGGCAATAACATGATCAGGAATCTCTTTGCCAGGACGACTCATCAATCGACGCATAAGTTCTTTATGCTCAGGTGTACGAAATACTACTGCAATATGATAGTAGTCTGGCAACATGTTAAACTTACGAGCACGACTTTTAACAGTAGTGCTAGTTTGATCCCAGACTATGTCACGCCCTGCTTCCCTAGCGGCAACAACTTCTTCAGCCATTAGTTCAACTGCTCGAGGCATATATTCAGTAAACACTTCGGAATAAGTCTTACCTTGTTCCTTGGCATAAACTTCTACATGATGGTCAGTGCTAACATACTCCATGCCCTCGAGCCAATTTTGATTCCAGATCCAAGTGCTTTTACCTGCACCGGGCACCCCGATTAATTGATAGCACTTTGGCATTATTTTTGCATCATCAATGCATTGAAGTTAGCAGGCACTACGATAGTCTGCACACGACCGTTCTTAATACCTTCGGAGATATTCATCATGGCCTGAGCTTGCATGTAGGCAATACTTTGAGCACCTTGGTTACTCAGAGCCTGCATACGCTCTGCTTCCATCTTAGCAGTCTTGACCTCAACTTCTTTCTGTTTGAGTTCGTTCTTAGCACGAACCAATTCGTTAGCTGAAGCAACCACACTGTCAGCTGGTACAATGTTACGAATCAATACCTGGCTAACAATCAAACTGCCATCTAGCTTTTCGTCAGCAAGTGACTTTTGGATCTGCTCTTTAATAGCTGATTCCATGGCCTGTCGGCTATCTGCCATGTCCAATGCTTCGTACTTTCGGGCTTCCTTGTAGATAGCATTACGAGCGTTCTGAACAATGTAGTTATACATCAAATAGATGTCGCCGTTGTGGCGAGCGTGGAATGCCTGACTTTTAGTTGAGTATAGTTCAGCAACCTGTGCCTGGTTGATGTTATAGATAACCACAGCATCAAAGTCTTTCATTGTGCTGTTATCTTTGGCCACGGGTGTCATGTCGTCCAATTTAACATTAACATCCTTGATAGGGAATGTTAATACATCGCCAATCAGGGTTTGGTTAAAGGAACCGGGCAAGAGCTCTCCGCTTTGGACCTGTTTATCAAACCCAACACGTACACCGACCTCACCAGTTTCAATACGAGTACAAGCAGAAGTCAATGCAACTGCGGCCACAACGGCGCTCAACTTAAACAAACGATTCATTTAGATAACTCCAGAAGTAAAAAGATAAAAACAAACAACAAAGCCGAGAACAAAATATAGTGGCCGGAGCCAACGATCATTGATCATACAAATCCTTAAAAGAGAATTACAATTCCGACTAGTACCAACAGCGTCAGCACAGCACATATTGTAGCATAGACTACTAGTTTTGTCAACTCCCATTTCTCCTTACCTGTTAAAGTTCGGAAAGCTGAGATGCCAAACCAAAATGCTCCAAAGAGTAATAGAAACATAAACAATACTCTGATCATATTAATACTCTCCTCCCGGTTTAAAAGTTCGCCAATCGTCGATGTTGGGCTTTTCATCTGGGTCGTATGTCCAACCAAGGGCCTTCATCATACGATGCTTAACCAGCAGGTTTGGACTGCGCCAACGGCCTACATCGTCAAAGCCCATCATGACGCCTAGTTCGCAGACAGCACCACTTCGACAAACACCTGCATAACAATGCACAACTACATTCATGCGATTGTCCAGAGCGTGTTGCAGTAGTCGAACAAGCTCTGCGGCCTGCTCATGACTGCATTTCATTGCTTCTTCTAACACTTCGTCCTTTTCTTCTACATCCAAGAACTCAAAGTTGTGACGCTCTTTGAACTGATGTTTAGCTTCAGGCCGCCAGCTAGCTGGATCAACAATGCTAATCAACATACTATTTGGGCCAGCATCGTGGTGGAATCCAATTGGAATATCGGAGGCCGCAACATTTTCTATCCATGGCATAATTGCCTCCTTTTATTTTTTATCTAATCTAACTAGTTTAATAATTTGCCAACCTAGATCGAACTCCCACCATTTATGACCAAACTTTGGATTAGCTGGTTGGGCATGATGATTATTATGCCATCCTTCGCCGCCTACTAGAAAACCGGTAATTATATTATTAGTGCTATTATCGTTTGTTGAATAATTTCTATATCCAAATTTACTGTGCCCTAATGAATTTATAGAAGCTCCTCCGTGCCATACTAACACAGCAGGTACTAACCATGCATATAATACTGCCATTGGGTCTATCAAATACAAGACTACAGAAAACATTATATTAAATAACCAAAAATAATTAAACAAAGTTAAATGAAATTTAGATCTGAGAAAATCAGTTGCATAGCCTATGTTAGGTTTTTCAAACATTCCTTTTCCACTTAGCAATCTTCCAACTGGTAAAAACTGAACACTTAGCAATCCCATATATTTAGGACTGTGGGGGTCTTTTGGCTCGTCGGTATATCTGTGATGTTCTCGGTGAGTCGCTACCCATAAGATTACAGGTATTGAATAACATACAGTCGTTACTATTACTCCTAGAGTAGTAAACCATTTTGGAGATTCAAAAGATCTATGAGACAATAATCTGTGTAGTATAACTGTTCCAGAAAATGTAACTCCAATCATATAAAGTACACCCGTTATTAACCACTGGAATGCTGTTCCATTGAAAATAAGATATACCAATGCTAGATGTGCAATGATTTGAAAAATTACTAGGTTTGTTCTAGTTGGAGAAAAAATACTTTTAAACATTTTTTTTTAGATAAGGCACTACGTTAGATGGAAGAAGATGATCGGATCGTTTCATTAAAACATCAATGTTATGATACTGATCTAAACCGTTCCAAGGAGCACCGGCGGCAATTGTTACTTTTGTAATTGACGAACTATTGTTCATACCATGGGGCCATCCACCATCCATTATAAATGGATGATCAGTATCAGGTGCCTTGACGTCGCCATTTAAGGTTTTAAAATATAAAGAATCTGATCTTCCCTGAAGGACTACTCTAAATTTATGCTGCCGAGATCCTATTTCGTGATGGTCACAATCTATGTGTTCGTTATTTGAAAAATTAGGTTGTGTTACTAACGCCATGATTCTTGTTTTTGATCCCATCCAAGGAAACACCTCTTCTTCAAACCATAATTTTAATTCTAAAGGAACATAAGGAACCCATTTAAAATCTCCGTCTCTGGAATTTGAAGCGCCTTGTTTTCCTTGAATTGAATCTTTGGTCATTAACGGTAGCATGCTTGTAGATCTATATTCGTCCCAAAACCAAAATTTTTTTTGTATTTTTAATAACTGGTTAGCGATTGATAATTTATCAATTGGTTTTAAATATACTTGAGCAAATAATAAATTATTCATAGTTTAACTTGGAGCGGGTAGCGAGAATCGAACTCGCGAATAAACCTTGGCAAGGTTTCAGGTTACCATTACATCATACCCGCATTTATTTTTTATATTCATAGTTTACAGTATCTTGATTTTCTCTATAAACGTCAGCACCGTTCTTCAGGTGGAATCGTTTAGCCATCTCAGTTTTTGGACTAAGTGTTACAAATCTATCAACTGTGGGATACTGTTTTTTAATTTCTTCCACTGTTTGCATTAGTAATTCTTTGCCAGCGCCAGGTGCATAACTCCAAATTGTATAAAAAATAGTAGTAGTGGGTGCATCGGTTTCTATTTTTAAATCGTCTACTTCTTTAGGAACAAAATCATGAAGACTAACACAAACAATTGCTTTGGGAATATCTTCTACTAATGCACTTACAAATTTATTTTTTCCTACTCGGAATTCTTTTGATATCTCGGGCCGCACTGGGTCATCTTTAATATATTCTAGCATCGTATCAGTAACGTCTTTAATAAAAGATAACATGTGTGTGTTCCTCTAGATTACTTTAATCATTTGATAAAATAACATTTTCATTCCTACTTTTTCTGCAGATTTTAATCGAACAGAATTATTTTTATGCACTCGGCTTGTAATAGTGTCGCAACCCAGTTCTTTGGCTTTCATTTCAAAATAAGGATGCAACATTGTGTAAATTCCCTTACCACGATGTTCTTTTTTTACAGCACTGAGTTCTATATGAAGAGATCTTTTCTTTAAAAAAGATGTACTGTATATGATGGCCCCAAGAATTTCACCGTCTTTTTCTGCATATATGGCACCACATTCATTGTCGTCCCATGTAGTTTTTGCAATGTGATGGCCTTCATCGATTAACTCAGCTATGTGTTTAATAAAAAAAGTATAAACGGGACTGAAAGCAATACTATCAACTTGATTGATATGTATTTGATTTCCTAATTTATCAATTTCTTTATTTAAAAATATTGGTTGCATACCAATATTTAGTACTAAGTTAATTATCTCTCTCTTGTTTTTTGTTTTTTACAAGTTTCTTTAAATAATCTCTTCCAATTTTTCCTGCTTCGATTTCTCGAAGAGCTGTAACGTTAGGACCATTTTTAGAAGTAACCAAAGGCATATGGCCCTTCTTTAATTCTCTTGATCTAATTGAGGCGATTAATACTAGATCGAATCGATTACCAACTTGTGCTACTGCCAGTTCTGAAGTTAGACGTGCCATGATTTTCCTTTAATAAAATTGGTGGAGGTGACAAGGATCGAACTTGCTACATCCTGCTTGCAAAGCAGGCGCTCTCCCAAATGAGCTACACCCCCG